TGGTTTCCAGGGTAAGCTGTTTGTACCGGTCCGTCACGAACGCGATCGCGTCCCCGACACCGCGGATGACGTCCTTGAGGCGGAACAGGTCGACGATGTCCTGGCCGATCTGCCTCTGGAGGATGGACATGTTGTCCGCGAGGGTGGATCGGAGGCCCTTCATGGTCGTGGCGGACTTCTCCATCCCCTGGAAGTACCGCCCCTGGGGGCCGGTGGCCTGCTGGATCGCCTTGTTCAGCATCTGGAACGTGATCTGGCCGGCCTCCTTCATCTTCATGAGTTCGGCCCGGTTCTTGCCGGTCGACTTCTCCAACGCCTCCATGGCGTCGAACCCGGCCTCGGCCATCACGTTCAACTCCTCCCCGAGGAGGCGGCCGAGCTTCTTCGTGTCCGTGAACTGCTTGCCGACCCGCTGGAGGGCCTGGGCGTCGCCCATGACCGCGTCGCCCAGCATCCGCATGGTCGGGATGATCTTCTCCATCTCGAACCCGGACTGGAGGAGTTGGTTGGCCACCGGGATGAGCTCCCGTGACCCGAGGGGGGTCTTGGCGGCGAACTGCTCGATGTCCTCCATCATCTTCTTGGCCTTGTCGGCGCTCTTGAGCATCACCTCCATCTTGACTTGTTGGGACTCGAACTCCTCCGCGAGGGCGACGCTGGCCCCGAGCCTCTTGACCCCGTGCCACAGGGCGAGGACCGGCACGAGGGCCGCGGCCGCCTCGGACCCGAACGCCCGGAGTTGGTACCCGAGGATCGAAAACCGGCGGGTCGAGATCTGGGTGAGGTTCGCCCCCTCCTCCTGGGCGTCGTTCCACTTTTGCATGGCCAGTTCGGCCTGCTTGACGCCCCGGGCGTAAGTCTCCTGGGAAATGGCCCCGGCCTTGAGGAGCTTGGACAGGTATCCGACACGGTTGGCGTAAGCCTCTTGGCCGGTCTTCAATGAGTCGGTCAGCCGCCGCCCCTCGGCCTCGATGGAGTTCGCAGACGTGCGCAGCCGGGTCTCGGTCTGCTTGATGGACGACAGCAGGCCGGCGTTGTCCCCGGTGAACCGGGTCACCAGGGTTTCGAGCTCGGTGGTCTGACTCATTGTGGCGACGCCTTCATTTTCGTAACGGCCTCCCAGGCGGCCTTACTGGTCTCGACCTCTTCCGGGGTCATCGGGCGGTCCAGGAACGGCCGGTCTTTCGCGCGGAGGTGGGCCCGCCAGGCGTCCAGTTGTCTTTCGGTCGTCCCTTCCATGACCTCCTGGAGGGGGAGGTGGAGCAGTTCGGCCAGTTGGAACCAGGCCGAGTGCTCCCGGGCTACTTTTTTGTGACGTCCTTAACGTCCTCCAGGAAGGAGTCCAGGGGGCGGAACCGCTCGTCCTCGGCCAGGGCCTTGCGGATGAAGTCCCGCATGACCTCGTAGGTGATCGGGGAGTCCGGCCGGGCGAGGAGGTCGGCGAACGCCCCGGCCCGGTCGTCGGTCCCGTTCGCCGCGTCGTCGAGGCCGCAGACCTTCCGGGCCGCGTCCGCCAGGCGGTTCATCACGCGGGCCGGGAACGCCTTGACCTCTTCGACCGATACCGGCCGGTGGGAACCGTGTCCGTCGGGCATGACCTCCCGGACACAGGACGAAATCAGGAACGGGTCGGTGTCAGCCAGGCCGGTTAGGTCCGACATGGAGAACTTGCCGTCCGACATCTTGGCCGCCCGGAGGCCCATGTTCCGGTACTTGACCATCTGGGCCCCGGACGCCTCGACGAGGACGTACTTTTTGCCCCCCCACTCGAACGGGAGCTCGGTCTTGGTGATGTCGGAGAAGTCGAGGTTGACGACCGGCATGTGTCTCTCCTTGGGGTGAGAGGGTTGGCGGAAGGTGGAAGCGGGCCGGTTCCCACGGCCCTCCCGGCTTTAGCCCCGGGTGGCGTCTCCCGGTCCGGCTGGGTCAGGTCCCGGCGACGGACGTCAGAACCGGCGCGGCCTCGACGGCGTTGGTGTAGTCGTAGTTGGTCGGCTGGAAGGTGACGGTGGCGGTCGGCATCTCCCCTTCCGTGTTGTCGTTCGGGTCGAACTGCCGGAGGAACCCGTAAAAGGCGAGCGTGGACCCGTCCGGGAACCGAACCGTGAGGGTGTCGTAAACGTTCACCAGCTGGAGGAGTTGGTTGTAGCAGTCGGGGTCGTAGGCGGCCGTGAACGTGGACTCGGTCAGGGTCTTGAGGGCGCGGGCGGCCATCGTCCGCCACGACACGTTGTGCATCGTGTTCGTGTCGATCGGGTCGCCGCCGTCGATCCCGGGGGGCTTGACGCTGACCTCCCACAGCGACACGTCCGGGTCGCGGGCGAACGTGATCTTGGTGCTGTACCCGTCGAGGAGCCGGCGGCCGCCCGGGGTTTGTCTGGTCGTCGGGGACGGGGCGGCGCAGACGATCAGCACCGCCATGAGGGTCAGGAAGAACGCGGCGGCAATCATCGAAAGGTCTCCGTTAGGTCAGTTGTCGGTAAGTCATGATCACGTTCCCGGTGAACACCTGCCGGGAACTCGTGGGGGTCTCCCTCCCGATCGGGATCGGGTTGGTGATTTGGTCGTAGGCGTGGACCACGTACCGATCGGTCCCGACGGCCACCACGGTCTGATACACGGACTCGGCCAGGGCGACCAGGATCAGGCGGAGTTTGCCGTACCCGGTCGGGTAGTCCTTGCTCCTCACCCGGACCTGGACCCCCTCGAACCCGAACACCTCCCCGTCGATCATGCTCCGGCCGCTGTTCGGCCCGTCCGTGTCGTACACGGTGATACAGTTGTCTGGGGTGGACGGCTCGTGCCCGGCGAACACCGGCCAGCTCCCCGCCTCGTGGGGGTCGGTTCCCACCCCGGCCGCGATCAGGTACCAGCGGGTCACGTCGGCCGCGCTGTGGGTCACGTCCGGTCCTCCGCCGTAAACACAATCGACCCGGGGTACCACTTGACCACCGAGCCGTCGGTGACCTTGACCGACAGGGACCACTCGCCCTCGGTCGTGATGTCGGTCGTGGTCGTGTCGTAGTACCAGACCGCCCCGGACTCCAGGGTGGCGTCCCGGTCGAACTCGGTCTCCATGTCCGGCTTCCGGAACCGGAACAGCACCGAGTCGATCCCGGTCCAGGCCACCCCGTCCTTCTTGACCGTCACCCGGATGCGGTCGGTGCTCTCGGTGGCCAGGGTGCCGAGGTCGACGTCCAGGTCGTCGTCGCAGTCGCAGCTCACCGGTGCACCTCCAACGTCGCGTTCCGGACGTGCGGGTAGTCCAGGGTGAGCCCCCGCTCGTGGAGGAAGTCCAGGACCAGGTCGACCAGGGGCGGGGTCGGGACGAACAGCGGGGTGTACGCGAGCGTGGCGGCCGCCCCGGACAGCGCGTACGACCCGGCCGCCGCCACCAGCCGCCCGGCCCGCCGGAGGGCCGCGGGGTCCCCGGTCAGCAGGTAGGAGCCGAACGCGGCCGCGACCTTCCGGCCGACCGCCAGACCGGCCGCGTTACCGGCCAGGGAGTACGAACCCACGTCGCCGGTAACCCGCCGGCCCGCCGTCAGTCCGGCCGCACTGCCCGACAGGGCGTAGGCCCCGGCGGCCGCCACGAACCCCCGCCCGTAGGCCAACCGGGCCGTCTGGTTCAGACCGGACCCGTTGTTGTACGAGAGGGCCCGCTCGTCGGCCGACAACATCCGGCCGTACAGCTCCACCTGGTCCAGGACCGAGCCCCCCGAGGCGCTCAGGTTGAACCGGCCGAACGCGGTCGGCGGGGTCACGGTCCCGGTCCAGGCCGAGGCGTTGTTGACGTACAGGGCCCCGTTGTTCGACCCGTCCACGGTCAGGACGACGTGACTGTGGGTCGCGTCCGCCAGGGTCACCCCGGTCGCGGTCGTCGAGCTGCCCTGCCGGATCTGGACCTCCCCGGTGGAGACCGTCGCCAGGTGGAAGATCTGGGTGGCCAGCGTGTTCCACCGGACCTGGGTCGACCCGCCGCTCGCGTGGTAGACCCAGCACTGGACGCTCAGCGGCACCCCCGTGAACCCGGTCCAGGGGTTGACGCTCGGGCTCCCGGTCGCCAGCCCCTGGCCGAGCCGGCCGGTGCCGTAGGTCGTGGCGGCGGACAGGTTACGACCGTTCCCGGACTGGTCCAGGGTGCTCCCGTCCAGCGGGTAGGCCGCCCCGTCCGACCCGACCCCGTAGGGGGCCAGCCGGTAGCCCCCGGCCGCCGCCGTCACCCTCCGCCCGGCCCGGAGCGCGGCGGCCGACCCGGTCAGGGAGTACGAGCCCGCGTCGGCGGACAGGGTTTTGCTCCCGCTCCCGCTGTAGTCGAGCGTGGCCGTGTTCCCGGTCAGGGAGTAGGAGCCCGCGTCCCCGGCGAGCTTTCGGCCGGCCTTCAACCCGGCGGCGGAACCCGTCAGGGCGTAGGAGCCGGCGTCGGCCGGCACTCGCCGCGTGACCCGGAGGGTCGCGGCCCCACCCGCCAGGGAGTACGAGCCCGCGTCGGCGGCAACCTCGAACCCCTTCTCAAGCCCGGTCGCGCCGCCCGCCAGGGCGAACGACCCCGCCGCCGCGACCAGCTTCCTCGCGGCCCTCACGCCGGCAGCCGAACCCGTCAGCGAGTACGAACCCGCGGCGGCGGTCAGGGTGTACGACGTGCTGAACGGGTAGGCCGGCGGGGTGCCGCCGCCGTACATCGTCGTCCGGTCGCCCGAGGTGGGCACCCGCTTCCAAAACCCCAGTTCGTCGAGCTTGCCGTCGAAGAACCGCGTCGAGGCGAGCGTCCCCTCGGTGCCGACCCGGAAGTCCTGCGTGTTCGCCCCGGCGGCCCCGCTCGTGGACGCCGTCGTCGGCGTCCCGTTGTTGACCGCGATCCCGACCTGGTTGTTCGTCGCGTCGTGCCAGACGTCGAGCTTGTACCACGTCCCCGTACTGAACCCGGTCGCCGTCACGATCCCGGCCAGCGTCGAGCCGCCGTTGAACACCGCCCAACCGACCGTCCCGCCCGAGGCCGAACTGCAGTAGAGGACGTGCTCCCGGTTGCTGCTCAGGTCGTCCTTGCCGAGGATGATCCGGTCGTTGCCGTCGAGCGTCTCGAAGTTCACCCAGAGCGAGAACCAGTAGTCGATGTCGCCCGTCTGCATCCGGGCGTTGTTGACGACGTACAGGGCCTCCTGCGACCCCGCCTCGAAGTCGGCGCACGAGTTCAACTTCCCCGACGCGGACCCGACCGTGTTGTGGTCGATCAGCGTGTCCGACCCGTGGGCGTCGGCGCGGTTGCCGGACGCCTCGTCGAGCTTCCAGAACGACACCAGGTTGTCGGTGATGGGCACGCGGTGCTACCTCACACGCCGTGCTTGGCCGCGGCCTGGTACATGGCCGCGTTCACGCTGGACACGCTGGCGTTCGTCGAGAGCTTCGCGTACAGCGAGTCCAGCTCGTCGAAGCTGGCCTTCGCCGCGGCGTTCGCGTCGGCGTAGTCCCCGGCCTGGAACCCGCCGGCCGCGGCGAGCAGGTCGTAGTGGGCGGCCTGCGACCCGTCCCCGTCGCGGTACTGGATGTCGATGGCCCGCTGGCGTTCGAGCAGCTCGAACCCCTCCAGGATCATCTGGAGGGCGCGGACCTTGTTCCGCATCGCGTCCGAGTTCCGGTCGTACTTGATGATCCCGGCGGCCATGTCTGCCTCACGCGATGGTCAGGATCGTCGAGCCCATGTCCACGGTGAACGTCTCCCCGTCGGCCAGGGTGACGGCCGACCCGTAGTCCCACCACCCGATGAGCGGATCGGCCGGGCTGGTCGGCGTGTCGTTGTAGAGCACCGCGTATCGGAACGGACCGACGCTGCCGCCGGACGCGGTGAACACGACGTCCGCGGACTGGGTCAGGGTGTAGGTGCCGGAGCTTTGGGACGAGCCGGTCACCGTGACCGCGGTCCCCCCGGCCGTGTACCCGTTCCCGGCGCTGATCTCGGTCAGGTCCGCCTTGACGCTGTTGGTCGCGGCCGGGGCCGGGGAGTTGACCAGCATGATCTTGAGGGTGTCCGCCCCCAGGTTGTGCACCTTCTCCGCCAGGTTCTCGACGAAGGCGTTGAACTTGTTGTAGGCGGCCATTCGCTCCCCTCGTCGTTACCCCCGGTAGTCCGGGGCGGGTTACTCGACCACGGTGAACGCGCTGTTGCGCAGCGCCCCGGTGTCGACCGGGACCAACTCTTGTGACTTCCGCATCAAGAATCGCCCGACCTCTTCCAGGGCCTGGCGGAGGGTCGTCCCACCCTTCCGCATCCGCGTCCGGACCATTCGACCCATCTCCGCCCGGTACTGCCTCGCCGGCCTCTCTAGGAACTTGGCCGTACCGGTCGGGTGGTACGCCTCCAGGTTTTCGTGGACGTACACGGCGTACTCCTGGGAGTACCCCACGGCCACTTTCGGCTGGCCCTTGTATCGGCCCCGGAGGTCGCGGAACTTCCGGACCAGGTTCCCCACGCCGTCGAGCCGAACCGTGGCGGGCATCAGGTGGCCTCCGGGAGGGTGTCCCTGTACTTCACCAGTCCGGCCTCGCGGTAGGCCGCGTCCCCCCGGATGTTGGGTACGTAGTCGAGGGCCACTACTTTCATTAGCTCCGAGTCGTCCCCGGCGCTCCCCGTCCCGACCCAGTCCTCCAACACCCCCAGGTAGACGACGTCCTCGATTTTGAGGTCCAGGTCGCAGCCGTACACCATCACCACGTCCACGTTGACCCGGGTCCCGTCGGGGGCCATCATGTCCTTGCGGGTCCGCTCCCACCGGACCAGGGGTTCAACCGGACTGCCCCGGGTTGGCTCGCCGTAGCGGTCGGTCCCGGTCTTTTCCCAAACCGTTACCGTTTGAGTCCGGCGGCCGGTGTACGTTCCCATGGTCAGTTCCGGTCGTCGTAGTCGGTTTGCTCGGAGAGGGTCTTGCCGAGCCAGTCGGCGGTCGCGACCCGGTTCCCGTTCAGGGCCGCGGCCAGGCAGTTGCTCGGGTCGAGGGCGAGGGCGGCCGCCTTCATCGCGTCGGCGCCGCCCCGCTGGTAGCTCACCGAGGCCCGCCCCACACTTTCACTCGTCTTGCTCCCCCACCCGCCGTGGTACAGCCAGGCCGCCACCCACATCTCCATGTCCGCCTTCTCGGCGGTCGTCAAAGTAAACCCCTTGGCCGCCGCACAAATCACGACCCGGTCCACGATCAGTCCGGCACTCCGGATCTGGCGGTCCAACTTCCCGCAGCTGTCGGGGTCGTAGTCGGCCCCGAGCACCTCTTGCACGGCCTTGGTGTTGGTTCGGGGCATTGGTCACTTCACGTCGTTGATTCGGTTCGGGGTTCCCGGGTGTACACCCCGGCCGGGTTGCGGGAACCCCCCAAGTTGACCCTCGGTACCGGGGGACCGAGAGACCCCCGGGCCGTTTTCCGGCCGGGGTGCTCTCACGGGTTCTTGCGGCTCCGCCACCAGGCCACGATCGCCTTGAACGCCTCAGCCCCGGTCTTGATCAGGAGGAGGAGGGTGGCCGGGTCGATCGCGTCGGCGGTCGGGGGGGCGGACACCGCGGAGCACTCGGCGATGCACTCGTCGGCCGCCTTCTCGGCCGCCTTGTCGTCGCCCTTCGCCCCGGCCCCGAACGTCGGGGTGCTCGGGACGAACATGGCGTACAGGTCGGCGAGCTTGTTGTTCACTTCCGCGTTCTTTCGCAGGGCCTGTTCGATTTCGCCGGCCGCCACGTGGGTCTTGATCTCCAGGAACAGGGTCTTGAACTCGTTGAACACGTCCAATCCTCCTACTTGGGGTTAGGCGAGAGGGCCGGCCGGCGGGCCTTCGTGAGTCGCCTGAATTCACTCTGGTTTCGGGTCGGGGTTGACCTCTCCCTCCCGCCCCCGCCGGCCGGTTTCCAGGACCCCGCACGGGGGTCGACGTATCAGGGTCAGCCGGAGCCGCTCACGCACACCCGGCCGAACTGGTCAATGACGCCATGAGTTACCGCAAACGCATACGTGGGTGTGCGTCCCGTCCCGGTTGAACCCGGCGACCGCGTACTGGCTCCGCCCGCAGGCGTTACACCGGTGGTCCGGGTCGTAGCCCCCGGCCCTTCCTGGGGAAAAGGGTGGTGGGCGACCTCGGACGCCTTGGCTGGGACCACGGTAGGGGCAGCCGCCGGGGGGCTGGAGCCGATCTTGACTCCGTGCCACCCGCACGGGCTCGACGCGCACCGGACGTAATGCATCCCCGCCGGGAGCTTGGGGAGCCAGGCCGGGAGCGGGTCTGCCGGCGGCGCGACCACGGACGGGGGGTCACCCCAGGCCGGAACCGAGGGCGGGTCCTGTGAGAGGCCAACACCGGCCGACAGCAGTAACGCTAGGATCGTTCTCACAGCCGCCCCCTTACCGGTTCAAGCCGCCGTCACCGCCCGAACGGCCACGGCACTGTTGGGGATCGCCTTGGACCCGCGGAGAACCGCCTCCCCGTCGTCGCCCCACTCGGGCCAGCTGTTGAGGATCCGGATGCCGAAGTCGCCCGGCTCGGGCTCCTCCAGGTCCAGCCCGCAGACCGAGTGGCCCCACCAGTTGAAGTCGAGGGCACACGGCTCGTTGTTCAGAAGGCACGTGGCCACCTGCTCAAACCGGAGGGTCTGGTAGTAGTAGTGTTGGGCGTCCAGGTCCACCCAGTCGTTGGTCACCAGGTACTGCTTGGCCGCCCCCCAGTTCGTCGGGTTGTCGAGGGACCGACTCATCCCCTGCTCGGGGTTGTTCGGCCACATCGAGGCTGGGACGATCCCGTGTTCCTTGATGAACTCCAGTGAGTACCCGCACCACCCGCCCTTGGCCTTGAAGTTCATCAACTTACAGGCCACGCTGTAGGCCGAGAGCGGGACGAACTCCTGGCCGTCGAGCGCCCGCCGGACCATGACGGCGTTGGTCGTGCTGTGGGCCCAGCAGTAGGGCATGCTCCACTGGATCGCGTGCTTCATCCCGGCCCGCCGCCGGACCGCGGAGTTCGTCGAGCCCAGCCGCTTCTTCTCCTTGATCCGGTCGGACCACTCCGACTTCGGGATGAGCTTCATCTGGGCCGGCGGGGAGGCCGTCACCGGGGGGAAGTTGTCCCGGGGCTCAGCCCCCCGCCCGAACTCGGGTCGGAACAGGAGGTCGTTCGGCGTCGAGTCGTCGATGATCAGCGGGCCGGCCATTGGGGTTAGCCTCCCAGGTGTTTCTTGAACAGGGTCAGGGCGGTCGCGGGGTCCGCGGGCACGTCCGTCTCGGAGACGATCTTGCCCCCCTTGGTGATGATCACGTTCCCGAACTGTCCGGGCTTGATCCCCCGGACGACTAGTGCCCTGTACGGGCTGGTACTCCCGGGCTGGAACTGGACCCCCTTCTCGTACACCCTGGCGTTGTCGCCGAGTGTGGACTTCAAGTAGTTGCGGGTGTCCGCCCCGTAGAGCACTGCCTTCCGGGCTTCCGTCTGGGCCTTCAGCTGGTCCGGATCGAACAGGACGAGTACCCTAGTTTGGTCGTCAGGGGCGGCCGGGAGTTCCGGGGCCGGCTCGACCGGCTTGGGCTTGGGGGTGGGCGTGGTGTCCGGCTCGACCGGGGGTGGATGGGGGGCGGTTCCGGACTTGACCTTCACCGTCCGCCGGATCACGTCGGCGGCCTTGGTCGCCCCCTGGGGAACGATCAGTAGCTCAACGTCGCCGGCCCTCGACTGTACCCCCGTGACGAGGAATACTTGCTTCCCCTTGAGGGTCCGAACCTCCTGGACGCCCGACCCCCCGGCGAACCTCCCGAACACCACGACCGGCCCGGGGGATTCCGACACGTTGACCAGGCCCGGGGGAGAAGCCAGCAGAATGCACGGGACATCACACTCCACCGGGTAGACGTAGTCGGGGGGGAGCTCGTCCGCGGACGTGACGGGGGCCGGGGGTGCCGCCGGCTTGGTCTCGGGGAGGCGGACGGGTTGCCCGGAGGCCGCGGCGAGGAGTGCGGAGGCGGCCAGGCCGACCGCGGCCGCGTACCACTTGCTTTGAATTGCCATCGCTCACCTCTTGGGGTAGGTGGGGCGTAACCGACTAGCGGACGACGATCAGGGCCGGCCCCCCGGTCAGGATCCCGATCACGAGGATCACGAACACCACCAGGACGATGTAAAGGACGATCTCCTTCCACGAGCCCGGCAGGATCGACTCCGGGGCCTTCCGGACGAGCAGGGCGATCAGGCCGCACACCAGGGCGAGGACGAGGACGTTGATCAGCAAGTTCATGTCAGGCTCCGGCGGGCGGCGGTTGCGGCATCGGCGGGTTCACCGTCCGGATCTTTCCGGAGTCGGGGCCGGGGGTGATGGCGTGGGCCGGGAGGCCGACCAACTCCCCGACCCGCTCCACCACCCTCTCGGCCACCTGGGTCGCCGTCACCTTCGCGGCTTGGGCGGCCTGGGTTACCGCCTGCCCGGCCTGTTTCACAACCGAGTGGAGGGCCTTCTGGGTCTCGTCCAACATCTGGGCGCTGCGCTCCTTCTGGGAGTCGCTGATCCGGCCGTGTGCCTCGGCCATGTCAAGGAGTCGCTCCGTCCGAAGGACCTGGTTGTGAACCTCCCGCAGGACCGACACCACCCACCGAAAGATCAGGTACTTGGCCACCACCTGGAAAATAACCATCATGACCAGGACGGCGCACACGGCGGACATGGCAATGATTAGCCCCGACAGCCAACGGACTTCGGACGAGACGGTGGTCAGGAGTTGGAACACGTCGGCCGGCTGCACCGCCACCGCCCGATCAGGAACCACCACGGGGAGCCTCCGGGACTGGGGTAACGGGGTGGCCGAGGGCGACGTGAACGGCCGTGTCTTCTTTCCACGGGGGGTACCGGACGTTCTTTTCGTCCAGCAGTACCATCGCGTGATATATCCAGGTGATCGCCCGCTCGGCCTTGATGTCGGTCTTGCGGATCTGCTCCTGCATCGCCGCCATCCGCTCCT